TAATACCGGCGAAATAATTCTCAACGTGCAAGTTTCAAAAACTGTATTATCTGTTGGTAGAGACCTTTCTCTTTTCAAATTCGTAGATGTTGGTACAAAACTAGTTGAAGCAGAAATCGGTATGACCGAGAATGAAGCAAATACAATGGCAGTTAAAATGGCCACAGAAGAAGCAGTGCTACAACTGATTAAACAAGGCGTAGAGAAAGGGTACTTTAAATACAAGGAAGTAAAACAATGAAATTTAAATCAGTGATGCTCGTTATGGCTATGTTATCTAGCTCTTTGGCTTTTGCACAGTCAACTACTAACTCAATTTTTATTGAGCAGGTAGGCGATAACAGTAATATTACTATTGTTCAGAAGGGACAGAATAATAGAATTGGTTCTGAACAGAATCGGTTAATGCTTGACGGTAACGGACAAATAATTAACACAACACAAGAAGGTAACAATAACCTTATTCAGGGTTCTATTGTTCAAGCTGACAATGTTTCGACTGATACTACAGTTACTGGTGATAGCAACACTATAACTTATGACCGTGGCGATGCTGCTAGTGTGGCTGCATCATCTGAGACAGTTGTAGTTACTGGTAGCACAAACAATCTTACATTCAATCAAGGTACTGCGGCTTCGGCAACTGGTGCTACTCAAACTATTGCTATAACTGGCGATACCAACACTCTTACATCTACTATAAACGCAGATGATGTAGTGAACACTAAGACAATCGCCGGTGATGGAAATACGATTACTACTGTACAGAACGGGACTGCTGGAAAGAATATTGAACTTCTTCTTACTGGCAATACTAATACTGTAACAGTAAACCAACAGAGTACAACTAATGTTGACACCCTTAAGATTAATAGCACAGGTAGCAACGGCATTATTACTGTTAATCAGTGTAACGCCGGCGGCCCTTGCTAATATAGGAAAGGTTACGCAAAACCGAGGTGTAAGTGAGGTCGTAAAGAATTCATCAAGAGTTCCTACACGACCTCAGTTACCTATTGCCAAATTGGATAGGGTGCAGACCGGTAACGGTAGAGTTGAAATCACATTCATAGATGATTCTACTGTTAAGGTCACTGAACACTCTAAGCTCGTGATTGACGATTTTGTATACAGTGGCAAGCCATCCACTTCAAGAATGGCTCTCAAGTTCGCTGCTGGGACTGCTAGATTCGCTACAGGCCAGTCCGGCAAGATGAACAAGGGCAACATCAATCTCAGAACACCCACAGCTACGATAGCCGTTCGCGGTACTGACTTTGCAGCAACAGTAGATGACTTTGGTAAAAGCTTGATTGTCTTGCTTCCAGAACCTGACGGGTCAGTAGGTGAAATTACAGTAGCCAATGCTGCTGGATTCGTCATTCTTAATAGAGCATTTCAGGCTACTATAGTGTCTACGATGGACAGTAGACCTTCTCGTCCAGTTATACTGAATCTTACTCTCAACCAAATTGACAATATGCTAATCGTATCTCCGGCAGAAGAAGTTAAATCACAAGAAGAAATTGCTGAAACTAAAGCTAACCTACTAGACCTATCAGAACTTGATATTGATTATCTTGCTAAAGATGACCTGCAGGAAAATCAACTAGCCAGTTCTGAACTTGATATCAATACGATTAACTCAGATTTCTTAGCAGAAGATTTTCTTGATAATGCTGACGGAAGTGATTGCGTAACAAGAGACAATACTAAGCTATGCGGAACTACATTTGGTCTTAATAACACTACTCAGATTACTACTATTTTGACCGGAGATTCTCTGCGTCTTGTTAGAACACTAAGTACAACAGTGGATATTGTTGTAAAGAAAGACTCAAATAAAACACTATTCATAGATAGCAATGGCAAATCATTTCTAATTGAAATAAACGAGCCAGCCGGAGGAACTATAATCAATGTTAAACAAGGCGAGTAAAGTATTACTTTCACCGTGGCTAGCAGTAGCTACAATACTTTTACTGTTATCAGTGAAGTTGATGAATCCGTTCCTAGTTGATAGTATGAAATTAAAGTACTATGATTATCTGATGCTTGGGGAACCAATTAAGTCAGAACAGATTGTAGTTGCAAATATAGGGGAGAAAGCAATTGAAAAATATGGACAATGGCCGTTCCCTAGGGAAGTCCACGCTAAGATTATTAGCGATCTTTATGGGGCAAACGCTGGTATCGTTGGTACTACTATTCTTATGCCTGAACCTGATAGGATGGGTACTGATGGAAGTCTTGCTGATACCTTAAACAAATATCCGGTTGTTCTCAGTCAAACACTCACTGATGAGTGTGTCAAGGATACTCGTCCGACTCGCCGCACAGGTATTGCTGTAGTCGGTGACGGACAACCCACTGATTTTCTTCCGAACTATCCATGTGTTCTTGATAACATTCCAATATTTCAAGAGTCTGCCGCAGGCGTCGGCATAACATCTTCTCTTCCTGAGACTGACGGGGTAACTCGCCGAGTGCCTCTATTAGGGATTTCAAATGGTGAATACTATCCTGCGTTTTCGTTAGAACTGCTAAGAGTTGCTGCGGGAGATCCTTCATATCAAGCGAAGATAAATCAGACGGGTGTTGAAGCATTGCGTGTTCCTCAGTTTGGTACAATTAATACAGATGAATATGGTCGTGTGTTTATAAATCCAAATTATCAGTTTGATTCTTTAGAAATTGGCGAAGCAATTCCTGATCTGATAGGTAAGATAGTGATTCTAGGCGTAACTGCCGAAGGAGTTGCAAACCCTGTAGCGACTCCGGGTGGTGCCCAAATGCCTCACACGGTTCAGGCCAGTCTTCTTGAGACATTGATAAAGGGAGATTCAGTGTCGATTCCGAATTGGGTTCAATTGGCTGATCTATTGGCATTTGCTATCCTTTCATTATTGATTATCGTTCTGTCAAGAGTTAGATATTCAATAGTTTGGATCGGAATATTATTAGCTGGCTACGTGTATGCTCCGATATATCTATTTACGCATAATAAGATATTGTTTGATATTTCTTTCAATATATTAGCAGCGGTAATAATTTACTTACACATCTATACTGTTAAATTCATTAGTGAATACTTACAGAAACAACAGATTAAGAAACAATTTGGTACCTATCTAAGTCCGGACTTAGTTGCTCAACTACAGCGCCAGCCAGAACTACTACAACTCGGTGGCACTGAACAAGAACTATCAATTATGTTTACTGATGTTCGCGGATTCACTACAATCAGTGAACATTATGGTAAAGATGTTCAAGGTCTAACTAAGATTATGAACCGTTATATGACTGCCATGACTAAGGCAATTTTAGAGAACAAGGGAACTCTAGATAAGTATATAGGAGATGCTCAAATGGCATTTTGGAATGCTCCGGTAGACAATCCGCAGCACGCCAAAGATGCAGTTAGAACAGCATTTACAATGATGAAGGCACTTGAGGAATTCAATGATGAAGTTACGAAAGAAGGCATTCCAGCTTTTGGAATGGGCCTCGGTATTAATACTGATACTGTGGTTGTCGGTAATATGGGTAGTGATCAGCGTTTCGACTATACTTGTCTTGGTGATGGGGTCAATCTTGCATCTAGGCTCGAAGGTCAAAGCAAGCCTTATGGCGTTAAGATCGTCATCGGACCTAAAACTGCGAAGTATGTTTTGGACCAGTATCAAATAGCTGAACTTGATTTGCTTGCGGTTAAAGGTAAAACTGAACCTGCTAGAATCTTTACTGTGTTCTCCTTCCATGATCCATTAGGTGAAACACAACACATGAAATTCTTAGAACTATATCGTCAAGGACACTGGGAAGTTGCAGCAAACTACGCAAGCGAATTAAAGCAAGCATGGCGCGGAGAAATGAACCAGTATTACGATATGATGATAGAACGAATTAACGAGTACAAAGAGAATCCTCCCAGAGAATGGGATGGAGTATATAGGGCAACTTCAAAATAGGTTACCCAATATTTTTGACACACACAGTTAAATGTAGTATACATAGTACTGACATAAAAATGTCAGACTTTCAAACTTAAAAGGAAAAATAAAGTATGAAGAAGTTAATCGCACTCGCAGCACTTGCAACTGCTGCTTTCGCATCGCCTGCAATGGCATCTGGTTTCGCCGGTCCTCGTATTGAGGTAACAGCCGGAGCTGATGATGTCAAGAATGGCGTTGATCCAACTGATGTAACTTATGGCGGCGTCCTTGGTTATGACCTTCAGTTCGGTAAGGTAGTTGTAGGCGTCGAAGCGACTGCTGCCAATGTCTTTGATCGTGCCGATCTTGGTGCAGGTGCTCGTCTTGGTTATACCTTGAACAAGCATGTTCTTGCTTATGGTCGTGTTGGTTATACCAATCTTGATCTTGGCGCCCGTTCTGCTGATGGTCTTGCTGTCGGCGGCGGTCTTGAGGCTCATCTTGCAGGCCCAGTCTTTGTTAAGGCTGAGTATCGCTACACTGACTTCGAAGGTAATCTTGGTCGTCATGGTGGACTCGTAGGCTTCGGTCTTCGTTTCTAATTAAGTAGAGACTAAAACGTAGCGGCGGCGAGTAAAATCGTCGCCACTACCATATTTATAGTTAAATAGATATATGAAAATAGGATTAAGTAAATCTATAATTCACCATGCGGGTTTCGTATATGATGCGATAGATCAAGGTTGGTATAATACCCTAAAAGGACATAACTTGTTCTTTATTCCTAATACATTAAATCAAGACTTTAACGTCATGGCTAACGATCTAGATTCATTAATTTTGACTGGTGGAGAATATGCTGAACAAAGAAGTGAAGTTGAGCAGGTGTTAGTTAACAAAATGACAGAACATAATAAACCAGTTGTTGGTATAGCTGAAAGCGCATTTCACATAGCTGGATTATTAGGCGGAGAACTTGACTCTATTGATAAGCATTATACAGTAGATCATCCTATCTTTTATCATAGAGAAGTATTAGAAGTTAATAGTTACCATAATAAATGTATAAAAAAGTTGCCAGAATCTACAAATGTGCTTTGTTTAGATTATTTAGGGAACATAGAAGCATTTACTAGTAATAATCTAGCAGGCATAGTATGGAATCCTGAAAAGATGGATAAACCTTGGATTCCCCCTGAGATAGCATATATGCTTCGTATTTGATAAATACATATATGAGAGCCAATGAATTCATCGCCGAGCGCAAGCGCAAAAGAAAGAAGTCCAAAAGGGCCTATGGCGGATATTTCTATCCGGGCTTTGGCTACGGCGACAACAGCTCCGGCGAAGGCGGAGATGGCGGTGGCGGCGAAAGTATGTATGAAGACGCAGTAATGGAACTTGCTAACGAATTACCAACCTTAGCAAAGCACGACTATACCACTATTGACCAATTAATGCGTAAGGTAGCAGCAAAACATAAAATTACTGCTACTGCATTGCAGAATCTCTTTAAAACTAAATATCGCAGAACTCCTGATCATTGGATTCATAATAAGTTAGACGAAACTGATACAGTTGATAGCAATGTAGCTGCCGAAGTAGAAAAGTTTGTAGAATGGACTGCTAAAAAGTTAAATCTACAAAAGGTTCCTACTGTAGAACTATCAATGGATACTGAAGAAGCACAAGGCAATCATCATACCGGCGGCCATATCATAGGCGATGACAGTATTTGGGTATATGCAAAGAATCGTAATCTAGTTGACATTCTTAGAACAGTATTCCACGAGTTAGTACATGTTCGTCAACACGAGATAGGTATGATTAAGCCTGGTGACAGTTATCCTGGGTCACCCATTGAATCAATGGCAGATATGCTAGCCGGCAAATACATTAAGATTTACGGCGAAAAAAACAACCACATCTTTCAATAAGGTTACCAATATAGTTGAATTTTCTGCACAGTCTGTTATACTAACTAGACTAAAGGAGAAAACATGTCACGTACATTCAATGCAGAAGCAAAAGTTAAACTAACCCAGCTCATCAACGAAGGTATCAGCGTTCTACAGGAAGTTGATACTCTTAACGAAGGTCTTAACGACACTGTTAAGGCGATTGCAGAAGAACTTGAGGTTAAGCCAAGTGTTCTCAAGAAGGCAATCAAAATTGCTCACAAGCAGCGTCTTAACGAAGAAAACGAAGCTAACGAAGAACTCAACACTATTCTACAGACGGTGGGTAAAGCCTAATTAATGTCATATATTGACGCCATATCAGATAACAAATCCGATCGTATTCATGTGGTAGAACGAACCCCTGAGGGTAAACGGCTATACAAGGAATATCAGACAAACTATACGTTTTACTATAGTGACCCTAAGGGCAAATATCGTAGCATCTACGGAGATCCAGTAAGTAGGTTCTCTACTCGCAAGAAAGAAGAATTTGAAAAAGAAAAACGAATTCATCGCGGCAAGCAAATGTTTGAAAGTGATATTCCTGTCATTTTCAGATGCCTAAGTGACAACTATCTTAAAGCAGAGCCTCCCAAACTTCACACAGCATTTTTCGATATTGAAGTTGACTTTGACCGGGAGCGAGGATATAGTCCTACTGATGATCCATTCAACTCGGTTACTGCTATTTCAGTTTATCTAGATTGGCTAGAGCAACTAGTAACACTTGTTATGCCTCCCAGACATATGAGTGATGAGACTGCACAGGAGTTAACAGCAGAATTTGACAACTGCTTGTTGTTCCGCAGTGAAATTGAAATGTTTGAAACATTCTTTGCATTGATTGAAGATGCAGATGTTCTTACTGGTTGGAACTCTGAAGGGTACGATATTCCCTATTGCGTGAACCGTGTTACTCGTATTATGAGTAAGGATGATACACGCAAGTTCTGTTTGATGGGGCAACTTCCTAAGACAAGAACATATGAACGTTTCGGTAAAGAACAACAGACATACGATCTAGTTGGTCGTATTCATATGGACTATCTACAGTTGTATAAGAAATATAACTATGAAAGTCGCCATAGCTATTCACTGGATGCAATTGGTGAGTATGAGTTGGGTGAGCGCAAGACTCAATACGAAGGTAGTTTAGATCAGCTTTATAATAACGACTTCAAACTATTCGTAGAATATAACCGACAAGACACTATGCTGGTGTTTAGAATTCACAACAAGCTTAAATTTCTTGATTTAGCAAACGCACTAGCACATGAAAACACTGTATTGCTGCCAACTGTTATGGGTTCGGTGGCTATGATTGAAATGGCAATTTATAATGAAGCACATGAACGAGGATTTATCGTCCCTGACAAAAAGCGTAAGGATAGTTACGGTGACGAGCAGCAAGCTGCCGGAGCTTATGTTGCTGTCCCGAAGAAAGGGATTCACGAATGGGTCGGAGCAGTTGACATCAACAGTCTCTACCCCTCAGCAATCCGAGCCCTCAACATGGCCCCAGAAACAATTGTTGGACAAGTCAGACAAAATCTCACAGACCAATACATGCACGAAAAAAGCCTTGCCCTTGCCAAAAACAAGCGTAAGAAAAAGAATGGTGATGATGCTGATGGAGTTATTGGAGCGATTCTTTGGGAAAACCTCTTCGGGTCAATAGAATATACTGCGATTATGAATCAAGAGCGCGGCACGATGCTTATTATTGACTATGAAGATGGTCGTAGTGTAGAAATGAGTGCCGCAGAGATTTGGAAGCTTATCTTTGACAGTCATAAACCCTATATGCTATCAGCAAACGGAACCATCTTTACATATGAGAAAGAAGGAATCATTCCCGGATTACTTTCTCGCTGGTATTCAGAACGTAAAGAAACTCAGAAACTAGCAAGAGAAGCATATGGCACAGACAAGTTTGAGTATTATGACAAGCGCCAGCTAGTTCGTAAGATTTTGCTTAACTCTGCATATGGTGCGCTTTTGAATGAGCATTGCCGCTTCTATGATAAAAGAATCGGGCAGTCAGTTACGTTGTCTGGTCGTCAAATTACTAAGCATATGATGAGCCAGATAAACGAAGTCATCACGGAAAAATATGAACACGACGGCGATGCTATCGTGTATGGTGATACTGACTCCTGTTATTTCTCAGCATATCCTATTCTCAAAGAACAAATTGAGTCCGGTGAACTTGAATGGACAAAAGATGCTTGCATTGATTTGTACGACCAAATTGCGGAACTAACTAACAGTAGCTTCCCCGCGTTTATGGAGAAAGCGTTTCACTGTCCTCGTAAGAACGGCGAAGTGATTAAAGCTGGCCGTGAACTTATTGGTGATAGAACATTGTTCATTACGAAGAAGCGTTATGCTATCAATATCTTTGACTTAGAAGGCAAGCGCCAAGATATTGATAAAATGGGCAAGGTTAAGGCTATGGGTCTTGATCTCAAAAGAGCAGATACCCCTAAGTATGTTCAAGAATTCTTAATGGAAGTGCTAATGATGGTACTGGGTGGCGCGCACCGTGATGCGGTTATCACGACGATTCGTGATTTTAAAAACTGGCTAAGTGAACAAGACAGCTGGACTAAAGGGTCTCCTAGGTCAGTTAACAAGCTTACATATTACGGTGAACTTGAGCAGCGCAGCAAGACCGGCAAAGTAACAATGCCGGGTCATGTTAGAGCGGCACTTAACTATAATTATCTACGCAAGATGAATAATGACCAATATAGTCAAAAAATTGTTGATGGGATGAAGGTTGTTATTTGTAGCCTAAAGGATAATCCACTAGGCTTTACTAGTGTAGCTTATCCGACAGATGAACTAAGACTTCCGCAATGGTTTATTGATTTGCCGTTTGATGCACTTGATATGGAACGTAAACTCGTTGATGAAAAAATTGACAACTTACTTGGAGTATTGAATTGGAAGATTCGCCAAGATACTAATACTAACAGCACAGTCGGTGATTTGTTTGATTTCGGATAACAATTACATTGACTTTCGCATTAACTTCCGCTATTATACACTATAGCATTGCCTAAATATTTAAAAGGAAAACACATGAAAGATTATTTACTTGATTTGATTCAGCACACTTATGGATTAGGTGTAGTTGAACTTGTTAAAATTGAAGGTTCAGACACAGAAACTAAGGTTGCTGCTTATGCCGAAGACAAGTCAGTTATCGTAACTGGCACATTTAAGACTCCTATTAATGGGTTTCAGGGTACTTTCGGTATGCCTAACTTGAGCAAGCTCAAGACTATTCTTAGCTTTGATGACTATGATGATAAGGCTATCATCAATGTTGCTCGTGATACCCGTGACGGTGAAAGCATCCCTACTGCTATTCACTTTGAGACTTCCACTGGCGACTTCGTAAACGATTATCGTCTTATGAGCAAGGTTGTTGTTGAAGATAAAGTGAAGTCTGTAACGTTCAAGGGCGCTACTTGGGACGTTGAGTTTGAGCCTACTGTTGCTGGCGTTATGCGTCTTAAGAAGCAAGCTTCTGCTAACAACGAAGAACTTAACTTCAAGACTAAGACTGACAACGGCGACTTGAAGATTTACTTCGGTGACCCTTCAACTCACTCAGGCAACTTCGTGTTTCAGCCTGATGTAGCTGGCAACTTGACTAAGGCTTGGAACTGGCCTGTTAAGGTTTTCCTCGCAATCATGGATCTTCCCGGTGACAAGGTTGTTCGTTTCAGTGACGCAGGCGCTGCCGAAATCACTGTTGACAGCGGTATCGCTAACTATCGTTATTTGTTGCCCGCACAGGCTAAGTAATGATAAAGACTGTCAATGGTTCTGGTAGATATATAATGGTCAATGGGGGCTACCCAGCGACCACATATATCAATACTAGTTCAGGATACATGAATGTCGGAGATGTTAGATATAACACTCAAATGCAGCGACTTGAAGTATATGATGGTCAAATGTGGTTAGAAATCAATACTAGTCATGCTAGTATTGGTTTGACTCCTGATGCTGAAATGGCACTTGATTGGGCTACTAAGAAGCGCAATGAAGAAATGGTACTTGAAGCAAAAGCTAAGGATAATCCAGCTATTGCAGATTTGCTTAATCAACGAAAAACAATTGATGACCAAATCAAAATGATTGAAATCTTAACGAAAGATAACAAAGTTGGAACAAATTAACCTTTCAAACAGTCACAATCCCGATTGGGCATTGTTTCTGCCCGCAATCTCGTCTTTCTTCATTGCTGGCTTAGGCAAGCAACGTGAAGGTGAACAGTATTTTGACCCGGCGAGAATCCCTGCGGCATTCAACGGAGACGTTGAGTGTTTGAATTTCTTCAACAGCAAGCAAGGCTTATATACGTATAAGTGGGGCTTGTATTCTGCTGGTCACGCAAATCTTGATATTAATAAGGATGACAATAATGAATCAATTATCCGCAAGAGAGAAGAAGGCACTTTTCTTCTAGGAGACTCAGGAGGATTCCAGATTCTTAAATGTCAGTGGCCAGCAGATTGGAAGGATCCCAACTGCCCTCGTGCGATGAAGAAGCGTCAACAAGTTCTTACTTGGATGGATGAGTACATGGACTATGGCATGTGTCTTGATATTCCATCACAGTCATTGACAACGTATCATATCCTTGACAAGAAGACAGGCAAATCAGCACATGGTATCAGCACAATTGAAGAAGCAATCACTGCTACGCATATCAACAACGAATACTTTGTTGCCAATCGTGATGGTCGTTGCAAGTTTCTAAACGTTCTACAGGGTCGTAATCATGGTCAGTCAGATGCATGGTACGAAGAAATGAAGAAGTATTGTGATACGACCATTTACGGTGACAAGGCATTCAACGGCTGGGCATTCGGTGGTCAAAACAAGATTGACATTCACTTGATGTTGAAGCGTATTGTAGGAATCATTCACGATGGTTTCCTAGAAGAAGGCAAGCAAGACTTGATTCACTGTCTCGGTACTTCAATCATGGAGTATGCAGTTCTCTTTACTGATATTCAGCGGGCAGTTCGCAAGTATCATAATCCTAAACTACAGATTACGTTTGATTGTGCTTCTCCGTTCTTTGCTGCTGCTAAGGGTCTTGCATATAATAATAACACATTTGAGCATGGTACTAAATGGTCTTATTCAATGGAAAAGACTGCTGAAAACAAGAAGTATGCAACAGACAACCGCAAGCTTAGCGACGGTGTCCTTGCTGATAAGATTCACAAGATGTTCACTGATAGTCCTGTAACTGACAAGTTGTTGATGAAAGATATCTGCTATCGCGGTCAAGGATTCTTAGGTCAGCACGGCAAAGAAACAAAGACTTCATGGGACACGCTTTCTTATACCTTGATTCAGGCACACAATGTCTATCAACATATGACTGCGGTTCAAGAAGCCAATCGTCGGTATGAGAATGGAATCAAGCCTAAGATGGTTATGGATCCTCTCGGTAATCTCAATTTTTCCGATATCGTTGATAAGATTTTCTCACTCAAGGATCGTGAAAAGAGTTTGGCTATGATTGACCAATATGATAAGTTTTGGCAGCAGTTTAAAGCTGGTCAAGGATTCAGTGGTAAGAAGACTATTAATGCTCATACTATGTTTGATCAACTATTTGCAGTTGAAGATAGTGATCCTGAAATTGATGAGGTTATGGAAGACACTGATGCTTTGATGGCAGAAGTTCTTGACCAAAACAGTTGATAAATTCTACACAGGTGATATAACTAGAATATGGATAACGTAATACAAACTCTTGCTGAAAGGCGAAATCGCATTAGTGAACAGGCTAAGCGCATGATTTGGGTAACTTTTCAACGAGAAGGTATTCATATGTATCCCGGTGCAGACACCGACCCGAACTTAGCAACTGGCGACGAATATGATGTCAGTTTCTTAGGCTACCCACATCGCCACATTTTTCATTTTACTGTGGCGATTCAAGTATTTCACAACGATAGAGATATTGAGTTTATTCAGTTCAAACGTTGGCTTGAAAATAGTTTCAAGTCTGGAGTGATGCAACTTGATTACAAGTCTTGTGAAATGATTAGCGACGACCTATATCATTATATTGCAAGTCGCTATCCCAACCGTGACATTGAAATCACTGTATCAGAAGATGGTGAGAACGGTGCCACAATCTACTACAACACAACTAAACCCTATCAATCACTGACCATTTAAGGAAAATAAAATGGCTATTATTAAGACTAACATTAAGCAGGTTTTTGAAGACCTAGATCGTTATCGCAACTTTTGTAGAGAATTTGGCTATCGGTTTAACGAAGCTGACCTATACAATACCCGCAGCGGAAACTACAAGCAGTTTCAGCGAATGCTAGCAGGACAACGTCCTCGTAATCAATGGGAAATTGATTACGCAAAGTATAAAGAACAAGGAACAGTGAGACGATATGGATAAAACAATTGTCATAATTACTGGCGGATTTGATCCACTACATAGTGGGCACTTAAATTATATTAAAGCCGCCCGTGAATTAGGCGATGTTCTTATCGTAGGTGTAAACAGTGATGAATGGCTGGTCCGTAAAAAGGGCCGGTCATTCATGCCTTTCGAAGACCGAATTGCAATCGTTGGTTCTTTACAGGGAGTAGATTATGCTATTCCATTCAATGACAAAGATAATAGCGCCAAAGATGCTATACTTTGGGCTCGAAAAGTATTTCCACAAAGTAAGATTATTTTTGCTAACGGTGGAGACAGGACCCTAAATAATATTCCAGAAATGGATATTATAGATGACAATGTTGAATTTGCATTTGGTGTTGGCGGAACCGACAAAATGAATAGTTCTAGCTGGATCCTTGAAGAATGGAAGGCCCCAAAGACAGAACGACAATGGGGCTACTATCGTGTTCTACATGAAAACGGTAAAGAAGTAAAAGTTAAAGAACTCACTGTTGAACCTGGAAAATATCTAAGTATGCAACGGCATAACAGTCGTTTGGAACTATGGTTTGTTGCAGATGGCACTGCAACAGTGTATACTATTAATAATAGCTCAGATGAAGAATTAGACGGGGTGTATGAGAAGTTTCGCAATATTCATATTGCTACCAATCAGTGGCATCGCCTAGCTAATGAAACAGATAAGCCATTAAAGATAATTGAAATCCAATACGGCAATGAATGTATTGAAGAAGATATAGAGAGAAAATAATGCGTAAATTATACTACATGGGACTTGAAGCGTACAACGCTCGTTACACACTACAACTTACTGATTGGAATCGCCGCGTCTTTGAAAAGCGCGGTATTGACGTTGTATACGTCCCTGGCGAAACACTTGATAACAGTCAGAAGATTGTAACTGGTCAGGTACTTGACGCACACGGTCGTTCATACTTCGGTATGAGTCAGATGATGAATCTTGTCAAGATGATGCAGAAGGGTGAAGTCACTAGTGAAGACGTAATCTACTTTGAAGATATGTTCCAGCCGGGCTTCGAAGCGTTGCCTTACATCATTGACCAATGTGATGAAGACAATATGCCTCGTATCTTTGTTCGCTGTCTTGCACAGTCCATTGACCCGGATGACTTTGTTCATGTGTGGGGCATGGATCGCTGGATGAGAGCGTATGAACAGATGGTCTGTTCAAGCGTAGACGGTGTGCTTGCAACTAATGAAGAAATGGTTGCACATATGAAGATTGCAGGATGGGACACTCCTATCTTCAATATCTCAGGTCTTGCATTCGGTAAGAGTGAAGTTATTGAGCGAGTTGGTGGTAAGATTAAGCCATTCAATGATCGTCGGTTGCGTGTTGTATTCTCAGCACGATGGGACCAAGAGAAGCAGCCTGACTTCTACATGGACTTGATTGAAGCCTGGCGTGAACGCTATCCGAGCAAGGATGTTGAATTCGTTATTTGCAGCGGTGGTGAACTAAAGAGCAACAACGATAGCTACATGGCTCGTACTCGCAAGATGGTTGAAGATGGTAAGTTGACTATCTATGACAATCTTGACAAGAACAAGTATTATGAAATCGTCAACGATAGCCGCGTGGTGTTCAATTGTGCGCTGCAAGACTGGGTAAGCAACACTGTAAGTGAAGCTGATGCTTTGGGATGCAATGTACTTTATCCTGCGTATCGTAGCTTCCCTGAGACTTTCGCAAACGACCCAGAGCGTCTTTACATTCCGTGGTCAATTGACGATGCTATCGCTAAGCTTGATGTCTTGCTTAAGAAGGCACATCCGAACATGGGCAAGATTAGTGATTACACTGATGGAACCATTGACCGTATCTGTGACATTCTTGAAGGCAAGGGTGAGAAGTATCGTCGTATTAGCAGCGACTATAGAAAACATACCCGCGAAGCGAAATACTGATAAATAAAAATGTAACACAAAGGTTACAAAAACATTAACATAATCCGTGTAAGGAAGGAAAGAATTATGTCGTATAACAAAACTAAAACTGATCCAGAGTTGGGTCAAAAGATTCACGAACACCTAGTCAAGATGGGTGTTGAAACTCCCACAACAGAATATTCACTAGACCGCAAAGAAAAGATTGAGGTAATTGAAGCGCATTTTGCTGGCATCATGCGTACACTAGGTCTTGATCTTGAAGACGATAGCCTTATGGATACACCGAAGCGTGTTGCTAAGATGTATGTCAACGAAATCTTTTGGGGTCTTGACTATGATGCATTCCCCAAATGTACAACGGTTGCAAACAAGATGAACTATGATGAAATGGTTGTAGAACGCAATGTCAATGTTCAATCTAATTGCGAACATCACTTCGTAATCATTGATGGGCTTGCCACTGTTGCGTATGTCCCGAATGAAAAGGTACTTGGTCTTTCAAAGATTAATCGTATTGTTGAATACTTTGCGAAGCGTCCACAGATTCAAGAGCGTTTGACTGAACAGGTCTTCCATGCTCTTTGCTATATCCTTGAAACTGACAACGTTGCAGTAATGATTGACGCACAGCATTATTGCGTTAAGAGTCGCGGTGTTGAAGACACTGGTTCGTCAACTGTAACTACTAAACTCGGTGGTGGATTCAAGACTGATCCTGCTGCAAGAGCAGAGTTTCTTAGCATTGCCCGCATGGGTAAGTGCTGATGAGAAATGCCAACTACAATAAATTCATTTCTGATGAATATGAAAAATTCTATATTACATCAGAATTGGGAGATATTGAACAAAGTTGGATTTATCTTCAAAGAATTCATATCGTGTCGCAATCAATACTCGTTGATCATTTAAAGTCGCATTTGAATATGCTTTTTTACGCTGTTAAAATAGGTGACATTAATGAAATCTTTGGGCAAGCACTGCGCTTAATCCTTGCTCCAATTGGGAACTTTTTGAGAAGGATACCTGCAGGTAACAGAGGAACCTCTGATGTAAGTCCTTTTCTAAGAGAGACTATACCAGACGATTTAAAGGAATTCATTAAATGATATTCAACAAGACTGAATTTGGTTGGACTACACCCTGTGTTATTACAGAAAGGGGCACCTATTCCAATCACCACTATACTGAGGGTGGATTGATTGGAGAAAGAGTCACTCCTGATAGTGCTACTCACTGTATTGTAGTTGAAGCAACGGTCAGTGACCCGGCCAATAAGCGAGGGTTTGTAGACATCCTATCAACTGAGATAATAGAAAAATGATATTCAACAAAATTAAAAATCTTAAAGAACAAGGTCGTACTATCGGCATCACCTTTAGTACGTTCGATATGCTTCACGCAGGTCACATTGCTATGTTAGCAGAAGCTAAAAATCATTGTGACTATTTGATTGCAGGACTACAGACTGACCCGACTATTGATAGACCGGACACGAAGAACAAACCTATTCAGTCAATCGTAGAAAGACAGATTCAACTTAGTGCTTGTCGCTTTGTTGATGAGGTAGTTATTTACCAAACAGAGCAAGATTTGGTCGATTTACTCTTGACATTACCCCTAGATTGTCGTATACTGGGTGTAGAGTATGCAGACAAAGACTTCACTGGTCGCAAAGAATGCAACGACCGAGGTATTGAAATCATATTTAACGGTAGAGACCACAGCTTTAGTAGCAGTAATCTACGCAAGCGGGTCGCAGAAG